AAGCAGTGGTATCAACGCAGAGTACTCGCGCGGATGGTGTTGAGCTGGTTGTAGACCGACAGATACACCGGTGCGTTGGCGGCCGGGTAGCCATCGTAGAAGTCCAGCCACGGGCTCGGGAAGTCGTAACCCCCGAACGGGTGGTCGTCGTAGCTGAAACCGAACTCCCCGTAGTCGAGCCTCGGTAGCTCGACGATGAAGTACGCGCGGAAGCTCGCGTAGTCGAGATACACGTGCCACCGCGACATGATGGCGAAGTCGTTCGGGATGTTGGTCTCCGGGACCACGGTGGCGCCGCTCCGCGTGCCGATGATGCGGTCCGTCGAGGGGTCGGGCTCGATGGCCTGTCCGGTCTTGCGGATGAATTGTAGCGTCGTCCCGTCGATGAACCCCCCGAAGATGCCCGTCGCTTGAATGAGCCACGGTCCCGAGCCCGCGGGTATCTGGCGCTGGTACTGCACGGGCTCCCCGACGATGAATCCCGCGGTGCTGCTCACGGTCCATAGCAGCATGTCGTTGTCGTAGAAGTCGCCGTCCGGGTCTCCGTTGTCGTAGATGCCCTCCGCGGGGTTGATGCCCCGGTCGTAGAAGAACCCGGGGAGCAGTCCGTTCGTGGTCTCGCGGTAGCACCACGGGAGCGTCCCGAGCGCCTTGTAGAGCGCGCGCGCGATGGCGTTGGGAGTCACGACGTCCGCTATCTGGGCGAGGCGCTCCCGGTAAATGGCGTCGACCTCTCCGTTGATGCGCGGGAGGTTCCGCTCGCGCCCGATGAGGTCCAGCATCCCGAGCACGCCTCCCGTGGGGCTCGCGGCGTTCGTGCACGTGAGCTGCCAATCCTTCTTCCAGTCGAGGACTCGCCAGCTCGCTCCGCCGACCAACGGGATGCCGCTCGGGGCTTCGGGCGTCAGGGTCCCGGTCTGATAGATGACGCTCACGGCCATCACGGTCGCGGCCGCCGGTGGGTGCGTGGTACTGGAACATCTCGGCCGTGGGGTGCGGTCCCCCGATGACGAGCGCCCCCTGGGTCAACAGGACCGCGAGCTTGTAGCTCCCTCCCGCGACGGGCGTGACGGCCAACAGTGTCCCGAGCGCGTGGGTGGGTGTGCCGCCCGCGGGCGTGAACTGGACCTGCGCGCCCACGACGAGGTTGTCGACGAATGTCCCACTGAAGCTCTCGAACGTGATGAGCGGCTGGAGCGTCACGCCGCTCCCGGTCGCGGGGACGACCGGGGGTGTGTTGGGACTGATGAAGCCCGTGATGAGCGCGGTCTGTCCGGCGTTCGCGCCCGCCGTGAAGAGTAGGAACTGTCCGACGTTGCTCGGGACGAGCATGTCGGTCTCGTTGAACGCCGTGAGCGTGTAACTCTGGATGGGCGGCGGCACCGCCGTCGTGGGCGCTCCCGCGATGCCCGTCAGGGTCGCGAGGTCGTTGTAGAGCCCGGTCCCGGGGTTCTCGACGAGCGTGAGGCTTCCGGGCAGCGGGTTGTTGTACCCGTACCCGGGCTTCACGGCCTGTGCGGTCACGTCGTAGGGTCCCATCTCGCCGGGCAGGAAGTACAAGTCCTCGAGCAACGTGTACGTGCGTCCCGTGTTGGTCGGGACGCTCCCGTCGGTCCCGTAGTCGTTCTGCACTTCGTCGACGAATATCTGCCCGGCCTTCAGGATGAGGGTCTGCCCCGAGAAGCCGCCGCGCTCGAACGTCAACGTGACGGTCGCGTAGGCCTGCCCGGCCGCGGGGAGCCCGCTCTGCCCGCTCCACGGGAGGATGTAGAGTGCCTGCGTCGTGTAATCGACCGCTTGGCTGAGCCGGGCTATCTGCTCGAACGCCTGTGTGTAGACCTCGAACCCCTGTCCCTCGCCGGCCATGATGAGGGGCGCGGAAAAGCTCTGGTCGACGGCGCTTTCCCAGATGTCTTGGAGTTGCCCCGGTGTGAGCGGCCCTTGTTGGTTGTCGATGGTCATCGTTCCCTCAAGAGCCGTTGACGAGGATGTTCTGGAGCACGATGCGTAGCGTCTGCCCGACCGCGGGCACGAGGTCGCCGCTCGGCGCGACGATGCTCGACGAGGACGCGATGACGCCTGCCTGCTTGAACCGACTGATGACCGTATAGATGTCGCCCACGAGGAGTGTCCCGTTCACGGGGAGGCTGTTCACGTACTCGTAGAGCGCGCTCTTGACTTGGTCGGTCAGCAGGACCGTGTTGACGCCTGCCTGGAACGCGAGGTTCAGGGAGATGTTGATGAGCAGCGGGATGCTGGTCGAAATGATGACCGGAATGCCGCCTGCTCGGTAGTCGTTGAGCGCCACGTACACGAGGTTCGCCAACTCCGTGCTGGCGACGCCGCTGCTGTCGGCGATGTAGAGGTTCACGAGCCTGGCGGGCTGGCCCGTCGACGAGAGTGCTTCGACCGCGACGGCACTGACGACGCCCGGTACGCTCGTCGCGCCTTGCTCGATGGCCGAGAGGACTCCGCGTCGCGCCGTGAGCCAGAAGTTGCGTAGGCGCAACCGGAACGTGTCGTCGTCCTCGGCGTCTTCTCCGCCCGCGGTCGTGAAGTCGTTGTTGCACTGGATGGTCGAGTCGAAGAGCGCCGTCGGGTCACTGAACCGAACGATTTGGTTGGCCCCGACCTCCGTGACCTTTCCGGCTTGGCTGGCGCGGACGCTCCCACTGCTCTCGTAGTCCGAGACGCCGAAGCTCACGATGGTGGTCGTGATGTACTCGGTCCCGATGAGGGTCGTCAGGACCGTCCCGATGGGGATGGTGCCCGCGCCTCCCGCGAGGCTACTCCGGTAAAAGCGCACGCTCCCCAGGGCTGCGCTCGCGCCCTTGCGGGTCTCCTGGTAGCGGTCGTACGCCCACCGGTCGAGGTCTTCGTCCTCGGCCCCATCGAGGAACGTCCGATTGATGGAGTACCCGAGCTGCTTCGTGATAGTGTCGACCATCACGCTCGTGGACCCGACGAAGACGTTTACGTCGCTCCCCTCGACGTCCACCATCGTGGGTTCGAGCTTCGTGCTCTTGCTCAGGACGTACTGCCGCCCGATGGCGTAGATGTCGAGTCTGGTGGGCAGGTCGGCCATGGGGGGTCCTATGTCGAGACGTTGATGGGAGCGATGACCTTCAGGACTTTCCCCGTCTTAGTACGTGCGAGGACCACGAGGTAGATGAGACCGGGGTTCAAGGGGTCGAGGCTCGACGTGCAACGCACCTTCGCGGTCTCGGGTTCGAGACTCACTTGCGCCTCCACGGCGGCCGTGAGCTGCGCGCGCTTCGTCGCCGACCCGAGCTTCTTGCCATACAGACGCACGCCCGCCCCGTAGCCCTGCCCGAGATGCAGGAACGCCCCCGGGGTCGCGATGATGCGCCGCAGGATGCGCTTCTTGTATCCTACGAGCCCCGTCTCGACCGCGTAGTCGCCCGTGTCGTCGACGACGTAGCTCCCGAGCTGCACGGCCATTGGGTTGGGCGTGATGCCGCTCGTGATGGCGTCGAGGTCCTGCGGGTTCGCGAAGTCGCCCCGTACCGTGAGGGTCTGGGTCTGCGGGAGCGCGACCTGCTTGTACACGGCATTGAACTGCGCGGAGCTTGCCGTCGATAGGAGCTGTTCGGTCTGGTCCTGCGACCAGAGCCCGTTGCACTTCACGATGTACTGCGCGGGGTTCGGCGTCATGGGCCGGTCCGTCGTCAGCAGGATGACTTGTCCTATGTACGTGTCCGGCAACGAGCCCGTGTCGACCGCCGCGACGAGCAGCGGCTTCGCGGGCGTGCCGTCGAGCCCGATGGAGCCCGCGACGGGCGTGATGGTGTACCGGGCCTTGTTGGATGCGTCCTCGATGTCGAAGAGCCCGCTGAAGTAGATGGGGACCGTGAAGAAAAGCTGGATGACGTTCTCGCTTACCGCGAGGGCGCTCTGGAGCTGCGGGACTGCCGGGTACGCTCCGCCCCACGGGGCTCGCCCGAACTCTTCTCCTCCCCACCCTACCCCGGTCATCATCGTCATCGTGGCCTCCTACGGGCTCTCTTCGTTGTCGTCGGGGTCCGGTTCGCCGTTTGGCGCTCGTCCTCCGCCGTACGGTACCCCGACCGTGATGTTGATGGGCTTCGTTGGGTCACACGACATGCTGAATCCCAAGTACGGGAGGATGAGCGAGAGGCTGAACCCGAAGCTCGGGAGGTGGAAGTCGATGCTGAACCCGAACGAGAGGTCGAGCGTGAACCCGCAGCAAGTCGCGTGTACGCCCACGCTCGCCGCGAGCCCCAGGTCCACCGTGGGGGTGCTGGCCGCGATGCCGAGGCTCTGCCCGCCGATGCCTCCCGCGAGCCCGGCCTCCAAGAGCTTGCAGAGGGCGCTCAGGCCCGCCAGGGGGCCCGTGGACGGTCCCGCGGGGGTGGCGGCGGCTGCCGCTGCCGCGGAGGCACTGGCGGCCGATGCAGCGGTCGCGGCGTTGCTGGCGTTCGTGGCGGCGGCGTACGCTTGGTTGGCGGCCATCGCGGCCGTGATGGCGGCGGCGGCGGCGGCTTGCTTGGCCGGGTTCGTGGGGTCGGCCGCGAGGGCACTCCCCGCGGCTGCCGAAGCCGCGTTGGCGTTCGCGGCGGCGGTCTGGAGCCCCGCGTTCGCGGCGGCGGCGGCGGCGTTCCCGGCGTTGAACGCGGCCTGTCCCGCGGCGTGACTCGCGCTCGCGATATTGGTGGGTGCGGCGACCAACTGGGCGGTCGCGGCTGCCTCGGCGGCTTCCGCTGCCGCGATGTCGTCCCCGAGCGCGAACGGGTATGGCGGCGGCGGTCCTGCTGGCGGCGGGGGGTAACCCATCGCCTGAATGTACCGGTGTCACCCCTGGACCGCTACTCGCGTGCTCAATCGCACATGAATCCCGGACTCCCGACGCCGGCATTCGTGCCCGGGACCTTCGGTACCGCGAGTGCCGCTTGGATGCCGGCAATGTACGGGGCGAACGAACATGCTGGCGTTCCTGCGAGCGCGAACGCTCCGTTGAGGAGCGCCGTCACGGGTCCCGGGGCAAACAACGCAGCCAGCTCGGCTCCCACGACCGGTCCCGCGAGGGTGCCGAACACCGTTCCGAACATCGTCAGGACCCCCGTGAGTATCTGGGCCACCCCCTCGACGGTCGTGACGTGGTTGAGCCCCGGGTTCCCGGCTGCGCTGATGGAGAGCGTGCCGGTACTGTTCCACTTGCTCCCGTTAGTGTCGTCGAGCGTCAGACTCGCCGTCATGGCCTTGATGAACGTGATGTTGTTCTCGAGGTCGATTTGGAAGCCCGCGGTCTGCCCGGCCGTCATCAGGCTGACGGCGTGCGGCGTCATGGCCAGGAGTGACCCGTCGCCGTCATTGATGAGTATCTGCCCCGTGGGGTCCAGCGTAATGGCGGCTCCGGTTTGGAACGACCGCACTATCCAGCTCTGCCCGACCTCCGTGATGAACGGGACGATGTGCCGTTTGAACCCAAAGGTGTTGGTCGTCGCGTCCTGTCCGCCCACGGTCGTCGGGAACACGTCGTGGCTTTGGTTCAACCGACAAACGATGACGCAACCCGAGCGCTCGTTCCCCTCGGGGATGAGGACCATCACCTCGTCGCCCGGCCCGAACGGGTGCCACTCCCCCTCGCCATTGCCGGCGCACTGATTGCCTACCCGGCACGGCACCGTGATGCCGCTCGGCTGGAGCTTCACGTCCACGAGCACGCCGTGCCCCAACGGTGCCCCGTTCTCGTCGTTGAACCGCACGGAGTGTTGTCCGTCCGTGTCGGGCTCGACGATGCCGTAGCTGACCCACTGCTGGCCGGTCTCGGCCAGGTCTTTGATGTGTCCCGCGACGCCCGGCATCAGGTACTCCCGGGGGCTGGTGAGCCCGGTTGGGTCGGTGCCTGCACGGGCGTCGCGCTCGTCTCCTGCCCGGCTGGCAACGACGCGTTGGCCCGAATCTCGATGTAGTTGATGCCGTCGATGTCGAGCGTGATGCCGTCGTCGCACGACCAATCGACCTTCATCCCTTTGAGCTTGTAGAGCGTCAGGAAGTTCGCGTTCGTGTAGGCCTGCGCGTACGCGTTCGCGAAGCCCGGACTGAACCCGAGCGCCTGCATGAGCGCGGCGTTCTGGCCCGCGGCCGTCAACGCGGTCTCGATGCGGGTGAGGTCGTTCACGTTGTCGGTGTCTCGGTTGACGAGCAGCTCGAACGTGTCGCCGACCTTCATGTCGAGGATGTCGGGGTCGGTGTTGCTGCCCCCGAAGGACCCCCATGTTCTTCGTCTTCAACTGTACCGCCATCTCCTGCCGCCCCATGGACTCGTAGTAGTCCTGCGCGATGGCATTCAACATGTTCTGGTCCGTGATGCCGGAGACCTTCACGACCGTCCACTTTTGGTCGCTGACGTTCCCCGGGAGCGCGTAGAGCTGCCGCTGGGCGTTGCTGGGGAAGCGCCCCACCAAACAAAGCTTTCGCTCCGTCACGTAAGACCGAACTTCGATGTTCGCGACCGCCTTCTTGGTGTAGTTGCGCGACAGCTTCATCGACTGGAGGTTCCGGCCGTACAGAAACCTCCGGTACTGGAACGTCGTCCCTTCGACGGTGCGGCCCATGAAGGGGTCGTCGGGGCGTGCGGCACTGCTCCCCGCGCTCGCGGCCATCAGGGACCGGACCCTCTGGACCACGACGGTCGTGCCGTCCATCCGGATGTTGTGACTGATGCTCCCCGTGATGTCGGTCAGGTAGTCCCACACGGATTGCTTGCTGGAGCCTCCGCCTCCTCCCCCCGCCCTTCGTGGGTGGCGGTCCCAGGTTCGGCCGGAACGCCGTCCCGGACAGCACCGTGTTGAGCGTCGGGGGCGTGTCGGTGCTGGGCCGGTACTCGACCGAGAGCCCCGCGAACTGGACGAAGTTCGCCAGAGTAGTCCGCGATGGCCTGGTCGAGCGGCTTCTTCATGTCCAGGCAGAGCCGCGGAGGCTGCTCTTGGTTGTGGAGCATCACGGAGTTGTCCTGGCACTTCAGCGTGATGAGCGGCTCCCCCTCGCCGAACTCGACCGACCAATCGTTGACCCACCCCTGGAACCGGAGGTTGCTCCTCGTCTCGCCCAGCGGTCCCGTGAACGTCGTCGGGATGATGGCGTCGGTCGGCGACGCCGTGTGTTCGTTCTGGGCCACGAACGCGTCCTCGGCCACGCACCCCAGGTACAGTTCGACCGCGACGGCTCGACAGATTCTCGGGTCGATGGGGCAATCGATGTACTTGATGGTCGCGTCCAGCTCCGCGGCCTCCTTGACTCCGTTCATGTGCCACCCGACGGTCTTGGGGATGACCGTCACGTCCCACGTGTTGCCGTCCAGGCTCGCCGTCTGGTCCTGCGGCCCCCCGGGGGCGGCTCCCGGGCTCACGAGGATGTAACGGGTCACGCCGGGCGGTGCCGTGGGGTCGAGCTGGGCGACCAGCGCGCTCCGCATGACCGCCACGCCGTCGAGGTTCTTGGTCGTCTTCAACGGCACGGCCTTGCGGAGCGGACTGCTGGCGTTGTTGGACGCCGCGAACTCGTCGAACCGTAGGATGAGGCGCAGCGTGCACCTCGGGTAGTAGCTCTGCGTCGGTACTTGGGCGAGCGTCGGTCCCGGCATGCGCCGAGCCTACACCGTCTGGGTGCTCGAGGAGATGACCGGAATCACGAGTTGCTTGCCCTTCGGGAAGCTCGTGACGTACCAGGACAGTCGGTTCGCCCGCAGGATGTCGACCGCGTGGTCGGGGGTCTTGTAGAACTGCTGGGAAATCTTCTGGGGGGTGTCGCCGTCCTTGGCGAGGTAGACCGTGATGATGGTCCCGGGGTCCGGGGTCTGGGCGACACTGTTCTTCCCGTTGAGGCTGCTCGAATGAGTCGGCACGGCCTTCCGGATGGCGGTGTAGAACGTGAACGCCGCAATCTCGGCCTGGATGGCCGCGTCCATGACGGGTCCGAAGAGCGCGTACGCGGTCAGGACCGAAACCGCGTCGTCGTTGGCGCTCATCACCTCCGCGGGCACGGCCGAGAACTCCTGGTAGGCGGTCTGGCTCGTGTTCAAGGCATCCGCGGCCTGCGCGAGCGCTATCTGGGCGACCTGGATGGGTTGGTTCGCGATGTTGGAGCCGATGACGTTCGCGTCCACGAGGTCGAGCTGCAACTGGCCGCTCGTCAACGAAAGCGTCGTCATCAGGTCCAAGGGTCCGCCCGCGTAAGCCTCGTACGTGCCCAACGTGAGGGCGCTCGGGGCCAGGGCTTGGTCCTGCGCCTCCTGGGAAGCGCCGATGAGCGCCATGATGGCGGCGCTGTACGGGGGACTCGTGCTCGTCAGGGTGTCGTCGCGGGTGCTCGTCACGCGGGGAGTCGTGCCCCCTCGGCTCACCCACTCGAAAGTGATTTCCCACTGGATGTCGTGGATGGTCCGGTGCGTGAACTTCCAACTCTTGGCCCGGCCCTCGCGGATGATGGACCCCGTGATGGGGTACGCCTGCGGGCTCGTGCCGTCGGGTTGCTGTTGGGTGCTCCACGTGACCCGGAGTCGTCGTCCCGCTCGGAAGATGTCCTCGAGCGAATCCCGGAGCGTCGAAGGGTCGACGATGCTGCTCAGGATGCCGGTCTCGTCCAGGTACGGGGTGGGCGTGCCCCCCATCATGGTCCGGCGCCAATCCCCCCCGCCACGTGCTCGGGACCTCGCGCGGCCCGAGGTTCTGTTGCGTGCCTTCCGTGGGGTTCCCGGGGTACCACGTCGTGACGAGCTGGTTCTCTCCCCCCCACTCGGTCTCCATGAACGGGAGGCTCGGTCCCGTGAGCGTGACCTCCCGCTGGATGGTCGTACCCGTGGAGTCCAACTCCGCGATGCTGACGGTACTCGAGTAGGACACGTCTCAACGCCTCCGCGGGGGATTCACGAAATCACCCAACGCCGGTGTTGGGTGATGGGCACCTCACATTGGCGGGAAACCACCCCCACCACCGCCCGCCATCTTGTGCGCCCACATCGCGAGGTTGGCCCCTCCGCCGTCGCTGGAGCTGCTGGAGGACGAGCTGCTGGAGGACGACGAGGAGCTGCTCGACGACGAGCTGCTGGAGCTGCTCGAACTGGACGACGAGGAGCTGCTGGACGAAGAAGAGCTGGAGGAGCTGCTCGAATCGCTCGACGAGCTGGAGGAACCGGAACCACCGAACGGATTGAGTGAGTCGCCCATTGTCTTGTCTCCTTGGGGGGATTGAAAAGCTGTACCACGCTAGATGCCTACCGCGCCAAGTCCTCTTACGCGACCCGCTCCCACTTCTGCCCGAGCAGAATCTGGGAGATGACCGGCTGGGAAACTCCGTACTCCTTCGCGAGTGCCGTCTGGGTAACGCCTCCTCGGATACTCCGGCTTCCGCCGCGACCTCCAGCTCGGTAACGTGCTCGAATCTCTCGTACCTGTTCGGCTGTGAGCTTGGCGCTACCGTTCCGCTCGCCGAGTGCCATGCGTCCTTTCTGGACCGCATCTTGGATGTTGTCCTTCTGGGTACCTTCGACGAGATGTTCAGCTTCGACGCACCATCTGTAGTCGCACTTGTGGCGAAGGATACCTTCGGGCCAACGGCCATGCTTGAGGAAGAACGCTAGGTGCGTCGCTCGTCGATTCTTCTTGTCGATGAGAATCTGCCCGTAGCCGTTATGCGAAAGTTTCGCGGTCCAACGAAGACATCCGCCAGAAACTGGCTCGGTGAGGTCTCGGAAACGGTCTTCTAACGGTCGATGCGTGATGGTCATGGGTTCATTATAACCCAAGTCTACTAGAGTCCAAACGGAGTTGCAGTACGGGCCATCGTGCGGGAAACGGCGGCGCTGCTCAACTCCTTCTTGAACACGAGCGCGATGCGGTCCGGGTCCTGGTCTCGGAAGTCCTGCTTGATGTGGAAGTTTGCCCCGTTGAACGTGATTCCCGCGGCGGGTTTCACGCCCCCTTGTGTCTTGACGACGTTCCCGGCCTCCCGGAGCTTCCGGGCCAGCTCGGGTGCCTTGTCCTCGAGCATCTTTATCATCGCGTCCATGCCGCCCGCGATGTGGACGGCTCCGCTCTCGATGGCCTCACGTCCGGCCTTGCTCTGCGTCAGCATCGTGATTTGGTAGTCCGTCAGGCCGTCGCGGTGCTGGTCGATGTTGTACTGGAGGGCCTCGTTCACCTTCTGCCAGTTGTCGTTCAGGATGTCGGCCTTCTCGGCGCCCGCGACCTCCTGGTACTGCTGGTGCTGCTCGCGGGCGTTGTTCATCACCTCGTTGGCCTTCTTGAAGTCGACGCCCGCCTGCATGGCCGTGATGGCGTACTCCTTCATCTGCTTCTCGAACTCTTTGTTGTCCGCGACGGGGTTCTTGGCCACCTCGGTCAACTGGTCGGCCTTCATGCCCGCTCGAGTGCTGCCCGGCATCCGGAGATGGATGGCGTCGTTGGCGTCGAGCATCATGTCGACCATCCCCTTCACGACGTACGCGATGGCGGTGAAGATGCCCTTTAGCGCGATGCCGATGTCGCTGAACTCGTTCTTGATGCCCGCGGTGTCGTGCTTGGCGACGGCCCACGCGGCCTCCCAATCCCCGAATATCTCGTGGAACGTCTTCTTGAAGTCGTCCCAGTTGAAGACCAAACCCTCGTAGATGCCCTGCACCATCGCGGACACGTACGCGATGACGTCGCCCGCGGCCTCCCCGAGGTGTCGGCCGAACGCCATGATTTCGTCCATGTGCTTGATGAGGAAGTCCCGGAGCTTCACCAGCTCGGGGACCAACTGCTCAATCATGGGGGCGCCCATGGTCTCGAGGAAGCTGTCCTTGACGTCCGCGAACGACGTCTTGAGCTGCCCGAGGTCCGGGACCAACGCCCCCATCTTCTTCAGGGCCTCGGCCTGCTTCTCGATGGCCTTCTCGCCCAGCTTCATCTGGGCTTCGGGCGTCATGTGCTTCATCTGCTCCGCGACCGCCTTGGCGTTCCCGTGGAGGGTCTGCGTCACGGAGATGAGCTGCACGATGGCGTTCCGGGGACGCACCATCCCCATCTCCATCTGGCTCATGCCCTGCGTGAGCGCCCCCATGCCGCCCGGGACGACGCGTCCCACGATGGCCATCTGCTCCGTCAGCTCCTTGGCCTTCTCGGAGCCCATGGTGCCGCGCTCGACGAGCTTGTCGAACCCCTCGACGAGGTCCTTGGTCGCGACCCCGCTCTCGACCGCGAAATCGTGGAACTCGTCCCGCATCGCGCCCGTGTAGGTCCGCAGCTCCCCCATGGAGTGCTTGCCCTGGTCCATCAGGAACAGGAACCCCGCCATCTCCTTCTCTTGCTTCTCGGCCGCTTCCGCGGATTCGATGGCGGCTTCCGTGAGCTTCTCCGTGAACTCCCACGCCTGCTTGACACCCTCGGCCACGAGGTCGACGGACTTCTTCATCACCTCGAAGTAGACGTTCCCCTTGAAGACCTCGCCCGCGAGCCCCTCGGCGGAGTGCTTGGCCTCGTCGGTCGACCCTGCGGTCCCGTGGGCGTGCGTGCCCATCTTCTCGAGGTCTTCGACCGCCTTCGCGATGCCGTTCCCTCCCCCGCCGATGCCCTGCGTGCTCACCCCGAGCTTCTGGACGTCCTCGGCGGCCTTCTTGGATTCGACCGCGATGTCGGCCATCCCGGACTTGACCCGCGCGAGGGTCTCGGCCGACTGGTCATCGACCACCAACCTGATGCGTACTTCGGCTTCTTCCTCGGCCATCCCTTGAGCCTAACAGAAACACGAAAGCCCCCCACCCTGTCGGATGAGAGGCTTTCGGTGGCCACGACCAGCGGCCTGCACCGATGACGATACTACTTCTTCGGTGCCGCGACCTTCTTGGGGTTCACAACCTGTCTTCCGTGATGTTCGAGGCCTCGGCCTCCATCTGCATCAGCTCTTTGAGCTGTCGGTACCAGAACCGTAGTTCCGTGACGTCCACGTCGTCCCATCCGTGGAGGGGCTGTCGTGCGTACCGGGCCAACGCCATCATCTGGTGTCCTCGGAGGTTCGTCAGCTCCAAGGGGTCGATGGACATGATGTGGTGCCAAAAGGCATCCACGGGCGTGCCCGACCACGCAACCATCAGGTCTTTGACGGTGTCCTCGACGTCGTCGGGGTCGGCGGTCTCCCAGGGCTCGTCTACCCAGCCACCGCGCTCCTGTAGGTGCAATAGCGTAAAAAAAACTCGGCTGTTTCCTCGACCTCCAGCGAGTGCATCTTCCAGTACGAGTTGATGATGAGGGGTCGGCACTTCCCGCCTATCTCTTCCCAGAAGCGGTCCACGGACCCGACGGCGTTCTTGCCCTTCGTCCAATCGGTCTTGTGCCCGTCGATGGAACGAATCATCCGCTTGGCCAACTCCGGCAACGCGTCACCTCCGCGGGCGGCCTGCTTGGCGAGCTTCTCGTCCGCGACACTCAGGTTCCAGAAGATGATGTCGCGGTCCCCGAGGTCCGGGCGTCCCGTCCATTCCTTCTTGAAGAGCATGAACCCGACTTGCTTGTGCGGCGGTATCGCGAGGTTCGCGGGCATCCGGGACCACGCCGGTATCGCGCTCTCGTCCTGGGGGTTCGCGGCTTCCTTGCCGAGCGGGCTGTCGTCGGGCACGTCGCCCAACTGCACTTCCTCGTCGACCTCCTGCTCGGCCTGCGCGGCTTCCTCGGCGGTCATTCGACTCGCCACGACCGCGTCCTTGAACGTCTTGGGGGTGTCTGCTGCTCGTTGTTCCGTCATGTGCGCCTCCTACTACGTTTCGATGGTGAGCGGGATGCCGAGGGCCGTTAGGAGGCGCACCCACCGAGCTGGCAAAAGCTCGGAAACCCTCGACATCCCACCCATGATGAACGGACGGCGGGCCTTTGCCGGGTCCGCCGTCCGTCGCGCCTCCTTGGGTTCCTTTGGACTACGAGAGCTGTATCTCGATGTCCTCGCACGTCCCCTGCATCTTGAACTTCACGTAGTCGCCGCGGGACCCGATGTTGACCGGGACGGCGCCGAAGCTCACGTCCGAGAGGAGAATCTCGGGCTGGTCTCCGTTCGGGTACGTGAAGATACCCGAGATGTTGAACACCGTGTCGGGGGTGAGTCGCTGGGCCTTGTCGTGGATGGCCTGGAGGAACGCCCACACGTCCTCGGTGTGGACGTGAATCTCGAAGTCGAACTTGACGCCATTGAAGATGGAGTCCTGTCGGTTCGTCTTCTCGCCCAGGTACCCCATCGACTTGGTCTCCAGCTCCATCTCCATGTTGAAGTTCTGGATGTCCGTGAGGGTGTCTTCCAGCTCTCCGGCGTTCGTGATGAGAATCGAGACCTCTTGCCCCTTGATACGCTGCGCTGTTGACACTTTTATCTACCTTTCGCTAACGTCGGCGCATGAGGCCAATCGAGTTGAATGTGGGTGAACGCTTTGGAAGATGGACCGTCGTGGGTCGCGCTGAATCGAGTGCTCGGCACCAGGCGCGCCTCTGGTGTCAATGTGACTGCGGTTCTCCACGTCGCGCCGTTTTGCAACTCGTATTGCGAGCGGGTCGTTCGCGTTCGTGCGGTTGTCTTCGCCGGGAGATGGGAGTGGCCCGCGGACGTGCCAGTAAGAAGCACGGACATTGTGCGGGTGGTCCGTCGGCCGAATACACCGCGTGGTCGCAGATGAAGAATCGGTGCACCACGCCCTCTTCGCCGAATTACGCCAACTACGGCGCTCGCGGAATCGTGGTGTGTGACCGCTGGATGGAATCCTTCGACGCCTTCCTGGAAGACATGGGTCCCCGTCCAACTTCGACCACACCGGGCTCGCGCGCCGGAGCATTCTCCATCGGACGCATCGACAACTCCCTCGGGTACTCCCCGGAGAATTGTCGATGGGAAACGTCGGTTCAACAGAACCGAAATAGGCGACCTTCCCGTCGCTCCGTCTCCAAGTAGGGCCCGAGTATTCATCACGCCGCCTGGGGCAATACCTCGGTGACGTCTACGTCCTCACCGATGGTCGTCTGGACGACGATGCTGTCCAAGCTCGCGATGGTTTTGACGTTCACGGTGATGCGGTACATGCCCTCGCTCAGCGTGACGTCGCTGTTCCCGTCGCTGTCGTCGACCGTGAAGCCGTTGATGCGTTGGGCGCCTGGGTTGTTCTTGCTCAGGAGCCCGGTCAGGAAGGAGCGAATCTCCCCCTTGAGGGCCTTGCGACGTGCCTGCACGGACAGCTTCTTGCCGAACGCCTTTGCCGCGACCGCGATGCTGTCTTGGATGAAGTCCGCCATGCGGCGTCGGCTGATGCGGACCAGGCTCGGGTACGTGAGCGGATTCACGCTCGTGACACCCGACTGGAAGATAGCGACACCGTCGTCGATGCGCGCGGCAGCGATGCCCGCGGCCTTGAACGCGATGTAGTCGTTGATGTCGAAGCCTTGGACGTTGGGTCCGGTCTCGAGCCCGTTGACGTTCGCCGTGAACGTCGTCTCTTGCCCGGGGTTCTCCTCGGGATTGAGCTGCGAGCAGATGCTCGCCATCCAGGTGTCGGAATGCACGTCCACGTTCCCGGTGGCCGTGAAGCCGAGTCCGCCCGCGAGCCCGAGTTGCCCGATGAGTGGCACGAACGTGTTGAACCCGATGTAGCAGTAGATGACTCGCTGGTCGCTCGTCGCCCCGACGCCCGGTGCGGCCGTCTGGGAGAGCGCGACCTGGGGAGCCGTGTTGAGCGGCGGGCTCACGGGGGCCATGCGTCCGTAGCAACCGTTCTCGCTCGCGTAGATGGCGTTCGCGCGGAGCTGCGACCGGACCGTGTTGCTCTGTCGAGCGGACACGATGAGGTTCGCGGTCTTGGCCACGCTGTTGACGTTCGTCGTCGTCGCGATGGCGGTCGCGTACGCGGCATCGAGCTGGCTGTCTGACATCGCGGGCGAGATGGCGACCGGGTTCGAGACCGCGAAGCTCCCGATGCTGGGTGCGCTCGCGACCGACACAATCGTGAACGCGCCCGTGCCCGCTCCTGCGCCCGCGTATCCGGCCGGAACGTCGAACGCGTACCGGACCGGCACCGTGTACGGGCCAGGTGCGTTCGGGGAGATGACGAGGTCTTGGGTCGTGACGAGCACGTTCGTCTGGGTCGCGTCCTGCACGACCGTCCCGGCCGGGATGGTGCCGCCGACGTCGTCCTGGGCAGAGCTAACCTCGCCGACCGTGAAACCGAGCCCCAGGGCCGTCGTCGCGGGTGCCACGTACAGGGCTCCCGTGCCGGGGCTTGCGGTGTTGCTGACCCGGAGGGCGCCGGAGCTGTTCAGCTCCACTTTCGTGCCCGTGATGGCGGTCTGGACGACCGTCTGTATCTCGGCGAGCTTCACCTGGCCGATGTTCCCGACGTTGCCCGTGCCCTGCGTGGTTCCGACGCTCAAGCCCGTGGCCGTCAGGACGAGGGAACTCGCGCTCACGACTTGGATGCTGCCTTGGGTGCCGGGCGTGCGGGCCGTCAGGACCAGCTCGGTCGACACGACGGTCGCGAACGTGAACCCCGCGTACGCGTTGATGCGTGCCGCGACCTGCGCGACCGTCTGGTCCGCGGCCTGGAACGTCACCGTGAAGTTGGGGTTTCCGTCGTACGCGATGACGAGGGTCTCGCCTCCCGCGAACGTGCTCGGGTACGTGCCCGTCAGGCCCGAGATGGTGGCGGGCACGCCCGTGAAGGTCGCGCTCGTGGTCGTGCGGGTGCCCCCCATGATGACGTCGCCCTGCGCGATGGCGATGGTCAGTGATGACGTCAGGGTGAAACCCGGATTCACGCCCCCCACGAGAGCCGTGTAGGCGATGACGGTCCCGTTGACCTCGATGTTGCCGGCCGACGCGAAGCCCGCGGTACTGTCCGCGTACACGACCGAGGCACCGATGGCCGCTGCCGCGCTGGCGTTCGTGCTTTCCGTGGCGAGCGTCAACGCGAGGACTTGTCCGGTCTCGAGCGAGTACGCGAACTCGACCGCGCCTTCGACGTACGCCTGCGCCTCGAACACGACGTTGCCGATGCTCGTGTTGACCCGACAGAGGATGAGCGTCGCGTACGTCTGTCCGTTGATTTGGACGAACGCGTTTCCGTTCCAGTATTCGGGCGCGATGGCGCTGTCGGCGAACCGGACGCGTGCGCTCGGGTTCTGGGCGACGAGTCCCCCGTACGTGTACCCGAAGGTCCCCCACGTGCGCGCCAGGTCGCTCGTGCCGAGCAACTGCTGGGGCGTGTTGTACGGGCCGTTCTCGAACTCCCCGACGAGCAGCACCGTCCCGGTGCCGATGCCTTGGATGTTCGCGGGCGGCGTGAGGTCTAGGATGTTGACCGACTCGATGTTGAGCAGGACCGTGTCGCCCGGGTCGCTCAAGAACCTTCTGGTGTAAACGCTCATGGGTGACTTCCTCTTGGGCGGAGCCTACGGCCCGCTCGTTTCCGTGTCGAGAACTCGGTTACTGACCTTGTGGGTACTGGGCGTTGGGGTTGCTTGACAAGTCGACGCTCGTCCCGTCCTGGGCGACGTCCACGTTCGACGTGACGACCGGCCGCATCGTCGTCGCCTGTACGAGCGCCACGACGTTGAACCGCATCTCGATGCCGAGGGTCGCGCTCCTCCGGCCTCCCGCGCTCCTGGGGTCGTCGATGAGTTTGCGGTTGTTGAGCGTGAAGCAAACGAGTTGATTGTAGTAATTTGGCATCCGGAACCGGACGCCCGACATCTGTTCCGTGGGGCTCATCGCGGTCTCGATGCCGGACAGGATGGCGCGTCGCTCCGCGCGCTCCGTGCACCACACCTCGAGCTGGATGTTCTCGATGTATTCGCTCTGCCACTGCACGACCGTGTTGGGCGCGAAAACGTTGAGGCTGTCCTCCTCGACGTAGCTAACGAGTCCGATGACGTCGTAGTTGGCCGTGTCGTGCACGACCGCGATGCTCGGGAACGGCATGCTCTGCTTGGCGTCCGGCCATTCGATGAAGAAGTTCGCGACCGGGATATTGAACTTGATGTTCGGGCCTCCCGCGGCGGGTCCGGGTCGATAGAAGTTCAACGCCGCGATGTACTGGGCGAGCGTCCGGAGCGCGATGGTGCGTCCATCCTCGGCCAACGGCGGGGGGTTGGGTCTCGGGGGCCAAACGGTCCCGTAGACGCGCCCGAAGATGAGTTGTCGGAGGCTCGCCGGGAGGTCGTAGAAGTTATTGGGCATCAGCCACCTCCCTTGAGCGCTTCACGAATCTCGGCCGTGACCTCTTCGATGATGAGCTTGTGCGAGCGCTCCCGTGCCTTCTCGGCAATGCGGAGTCCGCCGCGCGGGTCGTTGGCGTTGAAGATGCCCGGTGGGCCGGAGCGATTGTCGCCGAACCCCTGCATGGACTTCGCGATGGCGAAAGCGAAGCTCCTGACCTCGTCGGCCTCGGCGCGTACTTGGATACTCCCTCGTCCTTTGCCGGCGAGCCCCTTGCGGACTATCCACTCGGACAACGCGTCGATGAGCTTCCGCCCGACCTTGATGCGGCTCGCGCGTGCCCCGTACTCGATGATGGGCGCGTGTGGGCTGTCGTTGTAGACGTCCGCCCCGTCGGCGGTCGGTTCGGCGTGCCACGCGCCCTTGTAGGCTCCCTGGTCTTCGGGCGCGTACGGCTTCGCCTGCGGTATCAGCTCGTTCTGGATGACGCCCACGAGTCGCATCCCGGCGCTCAACATGCCGGCACGGCGTCCCTTCTCGATGGCGGTCGAGAAGTGCTTGAACATCCCGTCGGTATCGTTGATGTCGAAAGTAATCACCGCGGTCCTCCGGGCTGCCCGAAGGTTGAGAGGTCGTTTCGTCGGCGCTGGCGGTCCGTGCGTTCGAGCATGAACGTCCACTGGAGTTTCCCGGGCTCACGGAACGGCGTGTTGGCGAGTCGGAAGCGCGGTCGGTCTGGCGTCGGTCCCCCTCGGGAATCCTCTACGACTTCATAGAAGAAGTCCCAAGGTTCCGGGACCGTCACGTTGTTGGCCAAGAGGTCGAGTCCCGCGAGGTTCGAGATGAGGCACGTGTCGAAGCCGCGCAGGAGGTCTTCCGTGTACGCGTAGTTCGAGACCTGGCTCACCTTGAACGAGCCCACCTGGAGCACGCCCGCGTGCCACGCGCTGAACGCGAGCTTGTCGAGGCTCTCGACCAACGGCGTCGGGAGTAGTTCGATGCGTTGCTTCAACGTCTCGTACCCCTGCCCGGTCTCATTCCCGCTCCAGAGCGTCCAGTTCAAGAACACACGGTACGGGCGGACGCCGAAGCGGGTGTTGAGCTGGCGGAGGCGGTCGCCCAGCGGGGCTAGCCGGTTCGCGAGGCTTCGCTGCGGTTCATTGCCCGTGAGCGCGCGGATGCTCGGGTCCCGGGGCGGTATCTGGCACGGCCCACCCGGGGGTTGCGGGCAAACGTCCGACGGCAACGGGAGGGCACCGCTCGAGGTCTCGCAACCACACGGCTGCCCCCCTTGGCTTTGCCCACACCCGCACGCCATCTCGTTCCTCCTACTTTGCCGCCTTGTGATGAACCTTCGGGGAGGGGACGTACTGACCCATCGGGGCGTTGCCGCTGGTCGCTTGGTCGGTCTCCCACTGCGTGACGACCTGCTCGATGGCGGGGAGCTGCGCGTCAATCATGTTGCACGCCTGCTCGATGTCGGCGGCCACGGTCGCGACCGGGGTCCCGGTCGGGATGACGGACGTCGCGAGAATCTCCGCCTGGCATACCGTCTGGATGACGGTGAACACCGAACGACTCTCGGCGGGCGTACACGTCGCCCCCGTGCTGGCTCCAACGGCGAGGCCTCCGGCCAACATCATGGCGGCGGCGAGCGATGCAGGCATTGGCCTGGTGCGATTGAGAAAGTTCATGAAGTGCCTCATCCGGTCATCCCTACGTTGATTCCCCCGCCACCCATGCCCGCCCAATCGACGAACCGCTGGTCGAAGGGGTTCGGGGTACAGCCCATCAGGTTCGCGAGGCTCTTGCCCCAGTAGCGGTACTGCTCGACCGTCTGCTTGAACGCCTTGGGGTCTATCTTGATGGTGTCGATGCTCGTGACCGCGACGTTCGGGGCGTTCTCGAGAATCTGACACTCGAGCGCTTCGAGGATGCGGAGGTGCCGCCTGAACAGCGGCTCCGCCTGGGGGAGGATGCGATTCATCGCCCCCTCGATGGTGAACTGCGTCTGCACGCCTGCCGGCACACCGAGGGAGAAGGTGCTTTGGGCCGCTACATTCAAGTAGCCGAGGTGGTGCCTCGCCTGGACCTTCTCGCCTTCGGTGAGCATGCGTCAGTCCTCCGTTCCGGTCGCGCCCAATTCTTCTCCGCCCTGGTCTTCCGGCGGGGTCTCTTCGGGTGTCGTTTCCGGCACCGCGCGGGGAATCTCCCGGAGCACTACCCCTTGCGCGATGAGTGCCTGGATGTCGACGCTCGCTTCGCTCACGACCTTGCCCTGTTGGAGGCGGGTCTTGACCTTGTTGTACAGAACCATGATGCCGTTTTGACTTCCGGCGCCTGGTCCCGTGACGACCACGTACGTGCGTGGCTCGGGTGCTTCCTGCACGGGTTGGTCTCGCTTCGCCGACCCCATGATGCCGTTGCTGACGACGGCCGTCGGACTGAGCCGCTTATCCCCTTCGGGGATGACGACCCCCGGGGTGCCGCCCACCATCGGCGGTACTTCGCCGGGTCCGTACCCGGGCGTGCTCGCGTCCTGCTGCTTCCTTGGGTTGTTCCTTGCCATTGGGTTCTGCCTCCTGGTGAGAATCTACAGGCGCGCGCCATGTAACGCCATCCCGTGAGAATGGAGAGACCCCCTGGCCGGTAACGATAGCCAGGGGCCTCTCCTCGGGACGGGCGCGAGCCCGGTCACCCCGTCGGTCGACGGGGTCGTCCTCTCAGGTGGCGAACTCGAGCACGACCGCGCGCTTGTAGCGCTGGGGTCCGGAGGGCGCCGTGATGTCGCTCGGGGTCGGGAAGCTCGTCGAGATGGACCACGACGTGCTGACGACCTGCTGCAACTTGTCCATCGGGCTGCGGAGGATGAGTCGGATGCGCTCCGTGAGAATCTGGATGCCCGAGTTGGTGATGTTGAACTCACCAATCTTGCCCAGCGTCCCGGCCTCCGTGACGTACTGCGACTCGTCCAGGTAGCGCTCGTAGATGGAGCCCTTGCCCGTGATGATGCAGCGCCCGATGGCGACGCCGCTGCCGTTCTGCACCTCTGCGCCCAACTCGGAGCCGTAGAGCCCGAGGTTCGCCGTCTGGATGAGGTTCCCGGTGTTGTACTCCTCGGGGGCTTCGTTGTTCAGGAAGAACATGATGCCCGCGATGGTGCCGATGAACCCCTCCTTGTAGATGACGTGCTCCGGGAGGGACTGGTTCAAGCGCTGGAACACGGGGTCCGCGAAGAACTGCGCGTTCCCGAGTGCCGAGATATGGGCGTGGAAGAACCCGTCGTCGTGCGGCTGCACGTTCGCGCGGCGCAGGAACGCGACCGCGTTGATGCACTGCTGGAGCGTGATGGAGTCCGCGGCGCCGATGGCGTCGACGGAGTTCCCGGGGGCGCTGCGCACGACCGTGGGGGCGTACGTGCTGATGACGCTCGTGCGGAGCGGGAAGCTCGACCCGATGGGCGCGGACAGCATGAGCGTGCCTGGTCCGTTGAGGTCGGCGGCGTTGTCGGGGATGTAGCCCGTGACGTTCACCGTGACGGCGCCCGCACCCGAACCGACCGAGACCGGCAGCGGGTACGCGAGACTGACCGGCTGGGGCGCGACGTTGCCGCCCGGGATGACGACGTCGATGAAGCCGTTGATGGCCGCGACGCGAATCTGCTGGTCGCCGGTGTTGATGGCGCTGATGCAGACGGTCTGCCCGGAGAGGTACGCCTGGAAGAGCGAGTTACGGGCGATGCGGTTGACGGACTGTCCGGCCTGGAGCCCGAGCTGCTTGATGTTCCGGAGGAACAAGTTCGCGCTCGCGGTGACGCTCGTCGGCATGTGGGTGTCGGTGCTGTCGGCGTACTGGGCCAACTGTGCGACCCACTGCTCGTACGGGACCGACTGTCCCACGGGGTCCGTCCCGACCGGGATGGGGGTCACGCGGGGCTTCAGGAGCCCGGGGCGCGTCTGGAACTGTTGGGTGCCGGTGTTGGCCGGCCACTCCTCGGGCATCGCCTCCGCGCGGAATGCGAGGTTGGGGTACAGGCCGTCGTGGAAGGCGCGCTCGATGAGGCCCTTCTGATTGAGGGCGAGAATCGTGGGCGGTACGCCGAGAATGATATCGGGCATTGGAACTCCGAAACGTGGGGTTGTGGATGGGAACCTTGGGGCCTTGGCCCCGCTCTACCGTCACAACATCTCGTTCCCCGGGTGTTCCACCTGTTTCCGCCGGTGTCGCGTATTGGGGTTCTGGATGATGGGTAGCTACCTCCTCCCCGGGGGGATGGGGAGGTGAGGTAGCCACTCCTGAAGATGTACGCGGGGCCTCGGCGTCTGTCCACTCCAGAAAGCAAAAGGGCCAGGGGGTTGGCCCTGGCCCTCATCACCCAACGCCGGTGTTGGGTGATTCCTAGTAGTCGTACCCCTGCCGTCTGGCCTCCGCGCGGGCCTCGTCTCGCGACATCGCGTTCTGGGCCGACGGGCTGAAGTTCTTCTCAGTCGGTGTCTGGCCCGGTGGCGGTGCCGGTCTCGCGGCGTCCTTGACACCGTTCGTCAACGGGGCGACGCGCGGTGCTGGCGTGGGAGCCGCGAAGTCGCGTGCGAGCTTGGGGTTGGCCTGCACTTGCTTCTGGAAGTATTCGACTATCTTCTCGTCCGGCAGCTCCTTCAGCTCCCGCTCGGAGTACGTGGCCTGTAGGTGCCGTGCGAGCCCTTGGAGCGTGTACTCCATGAACTGCGGGTCGATGTGCTGTCCCGCGATGCTCTCGATGCGCCCCTGCTCGCGCGCGAACACGTGCTGTTCGACCGTCGCCTGGTACTTCTGCTTGTACTGGTCTCCGCGCTGGCGCTCCTTCGCGACCTGCTCCTTCAGCCGGTCCGCTTCGCTGAGCCCGGCGAGCCTCTGCTCTTCGGCGGTGCGCTCGTACTCGGCCAGCTTGTCGAGCCTGACCTTTATCTCGTCGGGGTTATCGGTCCCGAAGCGGTCCTTCAACTCCTTGCGGGTGTGCCGCTCGAGCCGCTTCGCGAGCGCGGCCTTCGGGAGCTGGATGAGGTCCGCATTGTCGGGGATGTCTCCGTCCTCGCCCAACGTGTGCGCCGCGGGGGGTGCCGGGGGTGCGGGCGGGGTCACGGGGGGCGTCGGGAGCGGTGCTGCCTGCGCGCTTGGGAGCGGTGGAGCGGGCGGTGCCGCGGGGGTCACGACGGGGGGTACGGGGGTCTTGGATTCGGTTGGGTCTGCCATGGGTTCCTCTTAGCCTCCTAATGAAGAAAGGCGAAAAGGCGCGTGCCTTCCCGCCCTTCGGGTGCGCGTTGCGGATTGAATCAGATGAACGTGCTGGCGGCCTCGAGCAGCGCGTTGAGGTCCACGGCGCTCTTGATGCCGAGCTTGACGCGGACGCTGGTCGCGCCGTCCGCGCTGTCGAGGAGGACGTGCGCCTTGGCGAAGTCGAAGCACGCCGTCCCGGTGGTCGTGTTGGTTGCGGCCGGCTTGGTGACGATGAGCTGGGCCGTGCTCGTGTCGGCGCGCTGCGCCTCCATGAGCGTGACCGCGTAGCCCGCGGTGGCGCCCGACGGGTTGATGAGCCCGGCCGGGAGCGTGACAACGCCGCTCGCGCAGGGGAGCGTCGCTTCGACCGTGTCCTGAATCTCGGGCTGGTACTCGACGTCCACGCTCGTCCACGCGTCGGTGGCGTAAAAGAGCACGTTGCCGTCTGCCGCCACCGAAACCTGTCCGGCCGTCGGAGCCGTGTTGGCCGCGACGGGCGTCAGCTCACCGAGGGTGCCCGTACCGGCGCGTGCGTACGCCTTGAGGATGGTGGCGGCCTTCGCATCATCGGGGAGGAAGAGGCTCGAGTTGCTGCCGGCACCGTACGGGTCCACGGCCGGGGCCTGCGCGCGGAGTGCCACGCGAATTCCCTGTCGGAGCTGCGTGCCGAGCTGGATGGATGCGAACATCGCCGGGAGGCTCCCGGGCTGCGCGCGGTTGAAGGCTGCTACGAGGGAGTTGGCGAGCGTCGTAATCATCTTGGTGGTGTCTCCGGTTTGGGAAGTGCTGCCGAAGCTACACCGCTCGGCCAGCGGTTGTCTTGTTTCTCTATTGGGGACCGCTGACGAAGTATTCGACCTGTCCCGAACCCTGGACCTCCAGTAGCACGAGGTACGCGCCCGGGTCGTACTCGACGGCCTTCATGCCGTTGATGACCTCGACGGCCACGACGTTCCCGGCGACGTTGTACGTCGTGGTCTTGACCTGCATGGTCCCGATGGTTCGGATGAAGAGGAACGTTCCCTGCGTGACGACTCCCCCGGACCCGATGCCGGGCAACGCTGCGAACGACGGGTTGTTGACCGTGACGATTTGGTCGCCCGTGCTCACGCTCGCCGGCTTGGGGTCCGGGTTCGTCGCGAACGGGATGCTGGTCGAGCCCGCGGGGAACGTGCTGTCGCTGGACGAGCCCGGCCCGCAAATCAACTGCCCGGTGAAGCTGAGTTGGTTGCCCGACACGTCCGCGCCCTTACTTGAGGTTCTTGAAGGGGACTTCGCCTGCGACGCCGTGCACGTCTACCTGCGCGCCGCTCGGTCCCGTGGGGTCCGCCATCAGGACGGCTCCGCCCTTGGGGGTCTGACTGTTGTCGATGTCGAGCTGCGGAGGCCCACTCATTTGGGGGCGAGACATCGGTATCGCGGCCTTGCCGGACCCGCCGTCCTTCACGGTCGGGAGTCCATCCTTGGTGGCGAACGGGGGTGCGGAAGGGTCGGCTGAGGGAAGTCCGTTTTGCATGGCCATGATGAGTACCTATGTCCTTTCGGGGTGACGGGGCTTTGGCGCTCTTCAGCGCAATGACTTGTACGGCTTCGTGGGGTCGTCCTGCGCGGGCGGCCACACGATGGTGGGTGAGTGCTCGAGCCCGTTCGAGTCCTCGCTGCTCGGCAGCGGGAGCCGCTGCGCCGGTACGACCGGGGGTAGGGGTGCTGCGTGCCCGCCATCACCGATGCGGAAAGGTCGGTCGCCGGGGTTGTTTGCCATACCGAAGGCGTATCAGCCCGTCCCGAGCCACGCAACTTACTCGTCTTGCCCGAACCCCGGGACGGTACTCATCTGGGGTCGTTCCGGGACCTCCTGCTTGTTGCCCAGTTCCCTCCATCGGTCCTCGACCTCGTCGTCGGTCTTCTGTTCAAGGTAGCTCGGGAGCGGCCATCGTTGCCGGTGTGGCGTGATGACCTCGCGGTCGTTCGGCCGGTTCGGCGGGTGCTCGTACTGCCCGTACCAAGAGTCGAATGGCTCGCCGACGCGTCGCACTTGCCCGTGGACCGCGTAACTGTCTGCGCCTGTCCGGTCATCGAATGTCGCGCTGAGAATCTGGAGCATGTCCGGGAGCTGCCGCGCGCTCTCCTTGATGGCCTCGTGGTTGCTCTTGTTGTACGCACCCATGACCTCCGTGCGGACGATGCGGTGCGCCCACCACTTCGGCTTGCCCTGGAGGAACGGCGAGTGCGTCGTGATGTCCTCCGCCATCTCGTTCCAGCTCTTCTTCGCGATGAGACCGCTCTGAAGCTCCTGCTCGAACTGCTTCACGGTCTCCATCCCGTACCGAGACAGGATGCCGGGTCCAGCCTGCTTGCCCTTCACGGCCTGGACGCCCGTCGCGAGCCTACGGAGCACCGACGCCTTGGCCCCCTGGACCCCCGCGTCCAGCATGGTCGCCTCCCGGAGCGCGATGGGCTGCTCGCCCACCCCCCGGAACGCCTTGTCGGCGTCCTTGAGGTACTGGACCGTCCCCTTCGCGGACTTCTCGGCCGCCTGGGTAGCGGTGTCGAGCATCGCGTCCTTCAGCATCGGGAGCGACACCTCCTTCAGGACCTGCTTCACCTGCGCGAGCGCGGCCCTGAGCTGCACGACCGTGAAAGTCTCCTCCCCGAGCGAGGGGGCGATGCGGCGCAGGCGCTCCTCGAGCGCCTTGGCGGACCGGCCCAGCATCGCGTTGGTCCGGGCAGCCCCGGCCCCCTGGATGAGCCGCATGGCGTTCTCCCGGGATGCCTCGAGCGCCTGTCGGGCCGCTCGCGCGGCTGATTCGTCCACGCGCTACTCGACGTCGGGGAGGTCGTAGTTCTTCCCCGCGTAGGAGTGGGCGCAGTCGTTGTGGAAGAACACGCGCCCGGCCGTGAGGTTCAAGTGGCACCTGCGGTTCTTGGGTTCCGGGTGGTTCGGGCACGTGTTCAGGAGCGACGGTTGGAACGTCGGGGACTCCAGGTTCCCGTTGAACGACCATGTGAGCGCACCCGTGACATTGAAGATGTGCCCATGCTCGCACCCGGGGCAGTGGAAGACGTACCCGCGGATGACCCCGTCCTCTTTGACCGGTCGTAGCTTCCTGCCCATCCCCCTACCCTACCTCAGAATTTAGGTGGGACGCCTCCCGTGAGGCTTCGGTGGACCAGGCGAAGTGCGCCCGCGGGAGGAAGTATGGTCCACCCGGAACAGGCGGCTGTCGGCGAAGCACGCGGGAGCGCCAGGTGGCCCAGGGGGCGCGCCGGGGGCGCCCGGTGGCCCACCGGGTGCGGGACGGCTTCGGCGGGGGCTTGGGCGGCCCGCCCTGGCCTCCCCCGGGACCGGCCGGGGGCGCGCCCGCGGGGGCGGTCCCGACCTTGCCAAGTGCGGCGTTGGCGGCTTGCGCGACCGGGTTCGCGTACTTGGCCTGGAACGCTGCGAGCGACAGGTGTCCGTCCGGCTCCGGCATGGGGTCGAGCCCGAGAGACTTGCGTGCCTCGTTGACGGTGATGATGGCCATGACGCTCGCGGGCGCGATGGGGATGGGGGGGCTCTCGCTGGACTCGCTGCTCTCGCTCGGGGGCGGCGCGTCCGGGACCGGGGGCGGCGGCGGGGGTGCGGCCTGACGGGTCATCTGTCCACCGCCCGGCGTGGGGGTCGTGTGCGTGACCTTGCCCCCCATGGCGCCACTCGCGTCGGCGAACATCTGGTTCTGCTTCCCCTCCGCTTCCGCGGTCTGGGCCTGGAGCTGCGCCCACTCGGCCGCGCCGTCCTTGCCGAACAGCTTCGCGGCTTCCTCGGTCGCGGTCTGCTGACTGATGAACGCTTGCTGCCCCGTCGCCTGGAACAGCATCGCGCCCGTCTGTTGCTTGTCTTGGGGCGTCGCTTGGAAGTACGGCCCCCACACGGGGTCCACGTCCTGCCCCTCACCGGGCTCGCGCGGTACGAGCTTCACTTGGTCGGGCTCGCCCGGAACCGTCGCCGGGGTCTTGATGACCTTCGGCGGCAGGATGGGGACGCGTATCTCCTCGTGCTTCTCGAGCGTCTCGGGGTCGATGATGATGACGCGGGTCTTGCTGGCCTTCTGCGCCACCACGACCATCGGCTCGAGGAACCGCTTCATCCCGGACGCGTACTGGTCCCGGAGGATGTCGCACTTCGCCAGCATGGGGCTGTAGAGCATCTTCTGCGCGATGCTGCTCGTGCCCTGTGCGGCGGCCTTGTCGGGGTCGAGGAGCACGCACTGCGCGACCTCGAGCGCGGCCTCGCGTTCCTTGTTGAACAGGTTGATGCCCGCCGTGATGGAGGAACCGACCAACTCCATGTACTTCGCGTCGCCGTCGGTGCCGACGACCAGCGCTTGCTCGGAACCCTTCCTCACGTTGCTGCTGTTGATGGCGTCGGGGTCGAGCTTCAGGACGACCGTCGGGTCCAGGTTCAGGACCGCGCCTCGCGAGAGCACGCTGAACATCATGTCGAGCATGTCGAAGTTGTCGTAGAGCCCCTCGTAGTCGGGCTCTCCGTCGATGTCGTCGCTCGGGAGGTTCTGTATCCAGACGAAGTGTGCGAGCCGGTCGTTGTGCTGGACGCTCTTCTCGAAGTCCGGGAGGAACGTCGGCTCGATGCCGGCCTCGACGCGCGTCGGCAGGAACACGAGGTCCATGTTCGGGAGCCAGTCGCGACGGTGCCAGTACGTGACCGTGACGAGCCGTCGCTTACCGGGGTCCCACTCCTGTTTCGTGAACTGGTAACACTCGATGACGTGCCGCGGGATGAACTCGTCGCGGTCTTCCCACTCGTGCACGTGGATGTACTTCGCGTTGTGGACGCGCACCCGGGGCTTGCCGTCGATGTACGCCCACGACAAGCAGCTCGTCCCCATCGAGCCCCCGAGGTTCCGCGCTCGCACCATCCGGACCGGTAGGCTCGCCGCGATGCTGATGGCCTGCACGTAGTCCTGGGTCTTCGGGTCCATCGGGACCGTCAACGTGGGGAAGCGCTCGTCGCCGAACAGCAAGGCCGTGAAGCTGCTCGGGATGACGCGGCCGAGTCGATAGGGGGTGCTGGGCCGGCGCGCGCGGAGCGGCACGTAGTACCCGGCCTTCTCGCCGATGAGCGGCTGTGTGGATTGCACGGACCCGCCGCTGAGTACTCTGCGTTGATACCACTGCT